AGTGGCCTGAGAGCGAACTGGTTAAGAACAGTGAGCTTATAAGGTTTTTGTCAATGAATGATGGAGATAAACAAAAATATCTTCATCAAGCTAAGAGAGATGGAGGATGGGACTATCCTCTGTTAGCGTTTTTGCATCAGAATGTCGGGTTCGTTGTTCAATCGGGCTCGACTCAACAGATTTATAATTTTTCTCAGCACATGAGAACAATTGAAGTTACGTATCCAGATAATAAGAGAGTGTATACCGACGGTATAATTAGCGGTTCTCGCTTTTTTACCGTTGGTCATTTCTTTGACCAATATGGACTTGACTTCATTTCTATATCTTTTAGAAATGCGCAAGGAATTTTAGCAACTGCGTTTAAGACACAGTTAGTAGTAGCGCCACTACCATATAGGCGTGATTTGTATTATATTGATTTTCCAGCTTCGGCTCTTAGTCCTTTTAAGAGTCTGAAGCCAAAGATGTTTAAGAATTTGAAGGAGATGGAAGAAAAGATGGTTACCGATGGAGATTTTTGTAGATTGTCTCGAACAGTGATGCCAGATGGGTCTATTGTTGTTGAGAAGGTGACTCGTCACCACGTGCAACGTGGAGAGAAACCGATTACTCAACATTATATAGACAATAAATATGTCCCAGCCGATCATGACTTGTATTATAAAATGATTGACGGTATGGGAGTGGCCGGAGATTGCGGGCAGCCGTATCTCTGGACAGACCCAACTGGTGTTGTTCATCTTATCGGAATTCATACCGGAAGGACAGGCAACCATTCTTATTTTTCCCCTATCTTTCAAGAAGATTTAAGTGGAAAGTTTTTCGCTCAGTGTTATATCCCGGAGTATTTACCTATAAATACCCCTCAAATTTCTAAAATTGTAGAGAATGAGAAATATCTCTACCTTGGGAAGGCACCTAAACCAAAAATTATACCATCAGAGACAAGATTGAGACCGTCTCCTGCTCAGGGAGATCATGAGAGAGAACCGTTGTATGGTGAACCTACCACTGCGCCGGGTATTTTGAGAGAGACTTGGATAGATGATGAAAATGGTGGACATTTAGCCACCCCACTTAAAAGTGCGAAGAAGAAACTATCAGGTGCCCCTGTGCGAGCGATGAAGTCGTGGTTTCAGGAAGTAGTTGATAGGTTTCCAGAGAAGGCCTTTGAGGGATTTTTCCCTCGGGGTATGGATTTGAGAAATGTCCGGATGTGGACGATGGAAGAAGCTTTATTTGGAATTCCCGGAGTTTGGGACGGATTTACGCGAGACACTGCGATTGGTTATGATATCGAGTGTGCTATGCCGAAGATTCGGTCTAGAAAAGAACTTTGGGACCCGGAGAAGAAGTGGATCCATCCTTTGCTGAGGATATTGGTAGAGAACATTTTCAATGCAATAGATCGCGGAGAATTGCCGCGGCATGTTGTAGCAGGGTGTTTAAAAGATGAGACAAGGCCCATAGATAAGGTAGAAACACCTAGGATATTTATGATAGGGTCTTTGTCGCACCAGATTTTCACAGTTATGTGCTGTGGGGCTCTGGTTACGGAGATGAAGAGATGTCGTGCTTCTAGTGATTCCGCTATAGGCACAAATATACATGGCTTTGATTGGAAAGCTATTTATCAGAA